TCCCCGACATAGCCCGCTTTTTTGACGTTGTTGTTCCAATGGATTTTGTGGAAAGCTCCACCGAACTTCATTACTCTGCGTTCATTGTGGAGATTAATTTCTTCGAGGGATGGTTGAGCTGACCTGACCACATACATGACATAGTTTTTAAGGATTTCGACAGACTCTTCATCATCTTGAGCTATGGCCTTAAAGTCAGGGTCAGGGACATCCAAGCTCACCAAGGATTCTGTTATCATTCGAGGGAAATTGATAATCGTGCGTGGGCTCCTGTTGGAATTGGTTAGCTCGTCCTCAACATTTTGGAAGTCCCTACCTGCATTGTATACGCTCTCCCAAGCATCAAACCTCTTATCCCAGGGAGCTTTTGCTCGTTTATCTGCCTCAAACACAGGTTGCCATTGCTCTATGAGTTCGCGGTCTGCCTCTTCCTGTTCGGCATCGACTACCATTTCTTTTTTGCCCATGATTTTACCCACCGCTTTCTTGGCTTTAGTCATTAGACTCACTTATTCACCTCATTTCTTCCTCCGATACTTAGCCATTTCCACATACTTATCACTGAACTCAATATTAGCCTTGACTCTAGCCTTCTCTTCTTCGCTCATGTTGGGCGGTAGCTCGAATTGAGCATTGCGTTCGACTGTGAAACGCTGTTGCGTTCTACTTGCGTTAGCTATCATATCCGACATTAGGATATCGTCGTGTTTGCCTGACTCTGCATCCGGTCTGCCGTTTTTGTCCTTTACAAAGGTTAAGCATTCCTGGAGCATTCCAATATGAGTAAACAGGTCGATGTTTTCCTTTATCAAGACTATTTCCAAGCTAATCATATATGGTCTAGTGTTGCCATCGGTCTTGTAACCGTCCTTGTATTGTTTCCTGTGCCCAACTTCATCTAGTAATTCTCGCCTGTATTGTCTTGGGTAATTAAGACGAGCCAATTCAAGCACAGGGTATAAATCGAAATTGACCTCGATTGAGATAAGTGCATTATTGTAATACCGACCTAAGCAATACATTTGATGAGCGTACGGGTCCGCTCCTAAGTCGCCATGTAGGGTTGCTACACGCTTACCGTTGGAGTTATCAAGAACTGTACTAGCGAAGGAATCACTCCCTTCACCGCTCGTATCACCGCCGGCTACATAAGGATGTCCTGCTTTCGGTTCCTCGTAGATGTAAATAAAATCACCAAGACCTTCAACAAATCTAATTGAGCTGTCTTTGATTTTGTCTTTGGTCTCAGGGTCGTTCCATTCAAATAAAAAAGAACCTCGTTTGGGAGGTTTCAATTTGTACTGTTTTTTAAGTTGTTCAATTCGCATTGAGATTTGTTTTACGTTAAACACCGGACGACCTGTAGAAAGGAAACTTTCGGCTGGAAAACCAGGGTTTTCTTGTTTCATCATATCCCAATCGCCGTTACAGTCATTCTTTGCCATCCAGATATACCACTTTATCTGTTCGGGAGTAAGATTGAATAGTCCGGTTATCTCTTTGATGTACTTAGAATTTTCTTCATCCAGTGAGGACATTATTTCGGCTAGTTCCTCTTTTGTGCAGGGCATTACGTTTAATGGGTCGTCGTGCCATGCAAAGAACATCGGAATCCATTGATTTTCGCCGGCCTCCGCTGCATCCCACAGGTCCTTGAAGTCGTTCATTCCATTGCCGGTGCTTTCTATCACTACTATTGTTCCAGGAACTTTAGGAACTGATTGTAGGATACCGGTTAAGCTTTTCTTTGGATTTCCCTTATAAAAAGCAAACTCTGATAAGTGAACATAAAAGTTAGTATCAGAACGTCCAATATCTTCACTACCTGCTGTTTGGACTTTTATTCTACTGTTTAAGCCTTCCATTTTTCCTTTGTAATGAGGGGGCTTATCAAATATCAACTCTCTTGCGTTAGACGCTTGTTGCAATGGCTGAATTTGAGGTGGTAAATATTTGTATATATACTTACTCTTTTCAAAAATGGCGTTCGTGCTATCATCACGATGAGCGACTACAAGGGCACTTCTGTTTTTATTCTTTACCGTCCTACAGAGGTATTTAGCCTGAACATATGTTGAAATGCCACCTTGGCGGTACTTTAAGATAATAATCCTGACCGGTATTCCCTGAGACTCAAGCTCTTTTATCTTTGCCTCAATTCTCCTTTGAGTATTATTGAGAACAAAGGGTATTTGATCTCCTTCTTTGTTGACGATCTTGACGTTGTACTTGAGGAAGTATTCATCATCCCTCCTAGCCGCCTCCTGCTTTAATTGCTCATAATAGGCGGCCAATTGGGCTTGAGTCATTTTCTTCTGCTTAGGTTGCTCTTCTGCTTTTGGCTTTTCTACCTTTGGTTTGGCAGCAGCTTTTTTCGGTTCCTTTTTAACTTTTTGCTCTGCCATAATTTCCACTCCTTATCACCAATCGCACCAACCAACTTTCGATTCGGGGCTTTGACTCTCTACCACAATCTTCTCGTCCCTGCATCGACCTAAATCATAATTCCATTGCTTGCAGGTTGCACAGTTGACTCGAATGTTAGGTTCTATTTCGATAAAGCATTTACACGCTCTGTTTTCTCCCATGGGTTGTCCTCCTGTGGATTTGACTAGTTGTATCTTTAACGAACCAAAACTTAGGTCAATGTCCCACAAAATACCGAAAACATAATGTCTGCGAATTGTAAATATCCTGGAGTAACTGAACCGACCACTTGTGGATGAACTGAATCCAACGGTATCGCTTCCGTAAGAGTACTTCTAGGATTTACAGCAACAGCTTGTGAACCGAAATTATATTCACTGTCATGTTCTAGTGCCAATGGAATGAAAAACACATTAGCATAAGCCCCCATCAACGTTTGCAACCTAACCATCAGGTTGAATATCTTCATGTCCTCATAATACTTAAATGCGTTACCCTGACTTGAATACCCATTGCTGTCTAACTGTCTTGCGATTCCGTCTTGATTACTTCTATAAATCGCATTGCATACGAATATTTTAATATTAACATCGTTAGCTCTAATATTATCCACAATTGCTTTTATGGCATTGGCGTTGTTAGTTGGGTCAAGTGCTACTCCGTTTGTGCCTAACTCTAGCATAACAAAGGACGGAGTTACGCTATTTTGGGTTTTGTAATAACCCCAATCAAATGCCGATGTTCCAGAATTGTAAAATGGATTTATTATTGAATCTTTGGATACTCCTGTGGCGTAGTCACTAGAAGTCCAACCACCTCTACCCTCATGATATAAAGTAACTGCATTCTTACTTGTGCTTCTTGTTCCGACAAAAGTTATACCCTGACTTGATAAGGTTTCTTGCACTTCGTATAACCATGTAGCTCCTGCATCCGTCATACTATCGCCTATAGGTATGCATGTATAAGAGTTTGGCAACGTATTCGCTACAATTTTCAAGCTAGTTGATGCTGTTCCAATTAGTGTCATGGTAGAGTCATACACATTAAAGATTAGAGGATATACGCCAATGTTAGTGTCAGAGCCAACAATACTGAATTTACGTTTACTGGATGTTCCAACGCTACAAAGCCACTGGATATAATATTTATCTGCATTAGGGCAAACTTGGTTATTGTAAAGTTCTATCGTTCGACCACTTGCACAATAAATAGTGCTCGGCAAAAAGATATTTAAAGCATTAACCTGACCTGTAAATTTTGATTGGCTGAACTGTGCGTATGGGGCTACATAAGGGAAATAATAACTTCGTTTACCTGTTGCAGGTGCTTCAATCATAGGAGACAAGTCGTAACCAACATTAAACATAGCGTTTCCTGATGTAATCCTTACATAACTGACACCTGTTGGAACTGTATATGATGTTACATTACTAGCCCCACTGGTTGACATTAATGCTTTATTGGCATCAAAGGCTGTGACATAATTCATCGTGTTTAATGATCTGTCGATACCGTTGTGGTACGAATCGGAGGCTATAATCACTTCGCCTGAGTTTACTTTCATATACCCAGTTACGTTAAAACCTGCGTCAACTGATGGAGTGGAGCTGGTATTTAATAGTGAGTACCCAAGCTTAATATCAGCATCTAATAAATTCAGTCTGTTTATGGGTAACTTTTCTTTAGTCACATTTATTTCGCTTGCCTTTAGATAAGGATTTGAATAAGTATAGCCATAAGGACTATAGGAACCCCATGTACTTCCTTCCTTAAACATTATTTTCCTATCTGTTCCACTATAATAACTGGTTGTAGTTGACACCCTACAATAAACTGCATTCGAAGGTGATGTTGCTGTTAAAACGTCACTCACAACACTTATTACATTCATATTTGCGTCATAGAATGCGATTCTCGCCATACTGAGTGTGGCGCCGCTATCTTTCCATGATGAATATAATGTATTTGGGTTCACCTTGAAAAATGGGGTTGTCACATAAGTAGAGTTGACTGATAGAGCTCCTGACGGATTGTTTACATAATACCCAATCGCCAAAGTATTCGTATCTACTCCATTATTAAGCACAAAACTTAAATCTGTTTTAGTTGTTAATTGTGCTACAGTGTATTTTTTTGATCGTAAAAAATCCATACCCACTCTAGATCACCACCCAGTTAGTACCATCGGACTGCCAGTATTCTTGTGTACCGACGGACTCAAACACAAAGCCAACAGGCACAGCCGTTGCTAGTGGTCTAGTCGCTACTGTTGCCCCATAGCCCTCCATTTCGGACTTCGGTAAACTCCCAACTAGTTCAGCTTGAATCTGCCCGCTCGAATTTGTCCTATATGTTTTTCTCAATTTGCTCCCTCCTTACTTGCTTGTTGTCGCAACAATAGACACATTGCCATCGCTAATGCTAGTCAATACAGCCCTGAATGACACGATCATTGTTACATCGAACTCCCACAATTCATCTACGCCAACTGTTTGATTAGCTGAGATTGTCGTATCTCCAACCTTCAGTCCTTCCATTGGAGCAAAGTCTTCTCCATTAAGCGAACCGTAGAAATCAATCTCATGCGTTGTAGATGTCCCGAACACCTGCAATGTCAGCTTATTTACTTCTCGAACATTGACATTCTTTCCGGTAGCCGCACTAGTGGCAGCTTTATGTACTTCAATAAAATTCATCATTATTACCTCCTAGATTTAGGCTTGTCTTAAACTTTATGCTAAACGTTAATTATGACGTTTAAGGTTATATTTAAAGGTAAGTTGCATGTCCACAACGTAAGACGAGCTTTTTTCGCTGAAATCATGGGGTTTTGGGTTTAGAAGAAGGAGTTAATGAGAGGAACGAATTAAATCAATTTACCTTACTATTAGCCCCTTGTTCTTCAAGGTTCCTTTTTTCCTCTAGGTCTAAAAATTTCTCAATGATTGCCGGTGGTAAGTGAGCATTTAACTCATCTTGGAAAAGTAAAAATAAATTCAAATTCAAATAAGTTCCAGAAAAAAAGTATATTGGATTAAAAAAATACAGAACATGTTTTTTGTTCTGCTCTGTAGGGTCAACCTGTGGTTTTATTATCTTATTATCAAGCATCTTCTTGAGTAATGACCTGCCCTGCCTATCCTTCAGCCCAAACAC